AGTCGCAGAAGCCGCTGCAGAAGTTGCAGAGGTGGCTGCTGCTGTGGCTGAGGCAGATGCACTGTTGGCGCTAGTAAGGGCGCTAGAAGCGCTTGTAGAGGCGCTAGAGGCACTCGTAGCGGCAGAGGCAGCACTAGTAGCAGCCGATGCTGCGCTTGTTGCTGCAGCCGTTGCTGAGCCTAGAATGCTATCTACATAATCTTTAGGCGTGGCAGAGGATGCAATCATCCCTGCGCTAGATAGACCAGTGATGACTGGACTGCCCGAGATAGTAGGGCTGGTCAGAGTCTTATTGGTTAGGGTCTGAGTTGCATCATTGATTGTAACTGTGCCCGTTGTGTTAGGCAAGGTAATCGTATTATCTTGAGTTGGGTCTACAACTGTCAAAGTAGTTTCGTATGCGTCTGCTGTAGAGCCTTCAAATACAATGCTTGCTTCAGCAGATGGTGTACCCGTGAGGGTAGGGTTAGAAATTGTAGGGCTAGTTAAAGTAGGGTTAGAAATTGTAGGGCTAGTTAAAGTTTTATTTGTCAGTGTCTGGGTCTTGGCTGTACCTACTACATCACCTTCACCAGTAGCAATACCGTGCATAGTGTGGTTATTGCCGCCACCATCAGTATAAGCAGCCGTTGATTCAGCGTGTAGGTTGGCATCTCGGTAATCTCTACCGATTGCCATATGCCGTACTACGGCACCAGCAGAATGGTCTTGTGCTGAAGAACCGTCAATGGCACGTGTAATTGTAAAAGTGTTAGTAGATACTGCCGTAGCATCTACGATTTCTTCAAGCGCAGTATCAACATCAATTACTAATGTAAAGGTACGACCAGCAGGGATGGTTACACCACCCAGTAGCGCTGTACCTGATACTACTGTCATTGACGTAGCGCCTGATGTAATAGCACCAGTCAGCGTAGTTTGCTGAGAGCGGGATGAGTATTGCCGTGTCGTCATTTATATTCCTATCGGGCGCTGTAGTGAAGTCGTGGGGGATATTGGTTTTGTTGCTTAGCGCGTTCTTCGTTAAGACGCTGGGTGTAAAGAGCAAAGAGTTGTCGGACTGCTGTATTGCTTGCACCGAATGGACGCTTAGCGTCAATCTCATCAGCCTGTGGGCTGTATTGAGCAGCACGGGCTGGGTCAAGATATTGTAGTAATCGGTATGCAGCACCAAGAATAACTACATCTTTAGTAGATTCTGGTAGTCCAGTCTGTGTGGCATAGTCTTGATTGCTAGCGGTAAATACCGATGGGCTAGTTGCATACATAACTTTAACCGTTCTACCAGCAATAACTACATCCCCGATAGTTACTGTTTGAGTGTTATTACCCCAAGTATCTACATCTGCGTATGGGTCAAAGTCCCAACGCTTAATGCGTATCCATTCTTTAGTCGGTCCAATATCCTGCCAAGACATAGCAAGGATATTTTCAATACCTAAACCGCTAAATGAGTAGGTTGTAATTGCTGCATTGTAAGTAAATGTAGTTTGTTTAGTTGCATAGATAGCACCACCGACTGCGTGGATAGTATCGTTAATAGCCTTCTTAATGCTTTCCTTAGGAAAGATTGGGCTAACAGTTACTTTTGCATCTACAGCGTGGGTACTAGCAGTAGTACCAAGATAGCCACGACCATATGGGGAAATGGTAGCGGTGTTAGCAACACGGTCTACGCTGTCTACCCATAGCAATTCTTCATCAATCTCAACGATACCCTTGCCAAGGTCTGAAGCAGAGCCTAGACTAAGAATTGTTGGTGAAGAACTAGGAGAAGTTGTTGTGGTGACAGCAGATACCAGATAGGTAGAGCGGTCTTGCTGATAGGTATAGCCAGATAGATTTATCTGGACTTCATCCATCATCTGAGCCAAGGTATATGTCATAGGTTTATGCTCCTTAAAGCATCAGTCGGTGAAAGGTCAGTAGTCCCAGCAAGTTCATTACAGACAGCGCCTAAACCTTTATAGTCATCAGGTTGTCTATTGGCATCAGCCTTCTTATTAAGTGCACCAAGCAAAGCAAGTCCTGTTGTATTGGCATAGTCATTAGCAGCAGCAACTGGTGCTTGATATGCCGTTAGTGCTGGATATGTCCCACCATTAGCCAACCTATTAAGTTCGCTTGTAAATGAACTACCTGCTGTGCCTGTTGCCATTACTTGCCTTTCTTCTTTAGTACCGCAGCATTATCTACTAAATTTGGATACGGTCTACCCGCAGCCTTTGCACGTTTTTTGGCAGCAGCCTTCTGTGCAGGAGTTAGTTTTGTAGATTTCTTCTTTGGATTCTTCTTGTCCCAAAATTGTTTCTTCACCATTTCACCTTGTCAGCCCAGTAAGCAGCAGACATTTTTCCTTTGGCAATGTTCTTACTATGGCGTGCTTTAAAAGATGCACGCTTCTTCTTCATTCTGTCAGACTCTCCAGCCTTTGGTTTGCCAGCAGTTTTAGCACCTTGTTCACCAAAACGAATAGTCTTTACTTGGTCGCCAGATTTAGCAACTACGACGTGGGTCCGCTTTGCTTGCCATATTCCCCATACTTTCCTAGCACTGCTCTTACTGTGCCATTCTTGTTTAACCGCACCACTAGACCATTCTTAATCTGAACAGAATTAAATCCGCGGTGCGGTTTATATTTACCTGAAGACATTACTTCTTAGCCTTGCCCTTAACCTTCTTAAGGTTTGGGTTCTTCTTCTTGGCTGCTGCTGAGGCTTTCCGAGCACCAGCCGCAAGGATTGCTCCTGCACGTTCCTTGGAGATACCCTGCTTTTTGGCAATTTGTGATTGGGCTGCTTTGAAGCCCATTCCTTTTTTTGCTTTCATTAGTTAGTACTCCTTTTAACTGCTTTCTTACTTTCTGCTAACATTTTGTTAGCATTTTTATTAGCAGCCTTTGCTCTTAGATAACTTTGATTAGGCTCTGTTCTGACACGAAGGGCATAGTATTCTTCATATGGCATATAGTTTTCTGCCGTTGAATACGGAGACTGTAGCCATTCTGAACGATACGTATGAGGAACCTTCATATTTTCCATCGGCATAATTACTTCTTCTTTTTCTTAGCAGCCATTTTCTTCTTTGCTGCTTTCATCATCATTGCTTTTTCTTCCATCTTCTCAGCCTTGGCATACATCTTTGCTGCCTTCTTGCCCTTGGCTGTGTATGGGAATTTCTTTCCGCTTACCTTTGGCATATCTATACTCCTAGTTCTTTCATTATTGCTGCCGATTTACTGTTGATTGTTTTGGCTGCTGGCATTTTGCTAGAGTCGTATGCTCTACCTAATGTTTCACTAGCCTGTACTGCCTCCTGGATTTTACTCATCGTAGTTCCAGCAGGTTGGATACCTTGTGCTCTAGCCTCTTTGTAAGCATCCAATTCTTTGTTAAATGCTTTGTTAGTCATAAACTTACGACTATCAGCATCTCCTGCGTTCATTTGAACGCTCATCCCCTTGCATCCAAAGCAGCCGTCTACATACTCAGGATGGTATTCCCAGTGTTTCATAGAGCAGTAAAATTACTTTCTGTGACACCAACATCACCAGCAATGAGTGCTGCTTTAGTAGCATCATCTACTGTGTAGTTGTAGCCACCTCGGTATACAACAGGATAGTTTAATAAATCAGAATCCTGTGGGTATCTAATCTGAATATAGTCCCCATCTGTGTCCCTAACGATAGTAATGCCACGGTCTATTCTGTAAAAGTAGAATAAACGGGCACCACCTGCAGGACCTTCTTGCACTGTAGGTGTTTTAAATAGCCATTCAGTCATAAGTCCTCCTTAGTGAACTCACCCCGAAGGGCAGACTTTTCAAATATGTCTGCCCCCAGAGTCAATCAACTAGAGAGCAGCGATTGATGAACCAGTTTCAATACGATACAACGCTTCGTCACGATAGATGGCAAAGCCGAGTACGCCGTACCAGCCCATTGGGCGGAAGCGCATCAACTTGTCAGTTACGTTACCGATAACGATGTGTGGTTCTTCTGCAACAGCCTCAGCAAGTGCTTGCTGTCCGCAGACGATTGTGTCAAAGACACGGGTTACTGGAGTTACAGTTACTGTTGTAGAAACAGTTACTGCAGCAGTGTTTGCTGTATCTACAGTAAAGGTTGTGGTTGAACCTGAAGTTTCAATTGCAGTAATCTTTGCACCAGAAGCGATACCAGTTCCAGCAATCTTGTCGCCAATTTCAGCACGAGTTGCGATAACAGCAGAAGAAGCAACACCGAAGGTGAAGCCTGCTGATGTACCAGCAACGGTTACAGCGGTTGTAGGCAATGCGGTCTGGTCATCTCCGATTTCGCCTGCCCAAATCTTGTCAACAGATGGTGAAGTATTAGCGTGAACGAAGTTCCAGCCCATATTTCCAGTTTCTGCACGAAGGTCGTGTGAAACTTCTGGGTGAATACCTGTCCAGTACAAGGAACCACGGCGAGCCTTAGCCTTGTTTGAACGCAACTTAGCAACTGCCTTGCGGATGTCTGCAGAGTCAATTGTGTCAGAAGCGGTAAGAGTTGCTGTAGATGTACGAGCACCTCCGTATAGAACGTTTGAACCTGCGCCGAGTGTATTCATTGCTACGACGTCAATAGAATCAGCAAGGTTGTATGCAATGATGTTTGCAATTGCTGGGTCTACGTCTGCCAATGAGAACAACTCAAGAGCACGGGTTACGAGTACTGCATTACCATACTCGTTAAGAGTAATGGTTACAGTTGTAGGTGTTGTGAGAGAAACTGCATCTGGGTCAGTTGTCTCGGTAAGAGTAGATGTTGCTTGGTCAAGGTCAACGTACTTCTGTAGAACTACGGTTGAACCTGGGAAAGCCTGCTTAGCAGGGCGCTTGTCTGCGACTGAACGAATAAGTGGTTCAGAACGTAGCGCAAACTCTAGAAGACGGTCATACGCCTTCTGTACTAGACCAGCACCACCAACGGAACCGCCGAGTGATGTACTCGCGGTTGACGTATATTGGTTAGCCATTTTTTTGCGTCACCTCCAGTGACTATGAACGATTAGGAATTTCGCAATAGATTGATGAGTTCATCCATTGACTCCGCACTATTCATACGGGCTTCAATGTCTATTGCATTGCTTGGAGTAAGACCGCCTTGGGTTAACACATCTTGCTGACGTAGTGTCGCAAGATTGTTCTGCACTTCTTCTTGTTCAGCCTGTGGGGTATAGCCAATCAAATCTCCGTTATCACGGAGCCAAGAGTCAATAGACTCCTCAGTGGCATCCTCTACATCTTTCAAGATAAGGCGTGCAGCCTTAGCGTTTACTCCCTTTTTTGCTAGGACGTCTTTGACGGTGGTTTCTTTCTTTTCCTTGAGGAATCCTTCAAGTTGTTCAGAAAGTTCCTTAATGCGCTTCTCATCAGCACGCTTGGCTTTTCTTAGTTTCTTAACTAAGTCATCACCAGTTAGTTGATGGTCAGGCGTATCTTGTTCGTCTTCTTCGTCATCCCAGTAGTTGTTGCTCATAGCAACCACCCTTTCTATTTGTAGTTAGTCGCAAGCCACAGTTCTGCTCAGGGGTTAGCAGGCTGGCTCTTGCTGCCAGTCTTATACACCGCGTGGGGCTGGTTGGTCCACGTCGGGAATCTAGAATGTACCGCCTGTTTGGGTACCTAATGAACCTCTACCTACACCGCTACTACCGCTAAAGGTTCCTATTTCACGTTCTGTTAAACGGCGGCGTTTACGTTGTGCAGATGCAAGACTGTTAAATACTTCTTGTTCTGCCTCAGCCTGACCATACTGGTCAAGAACACCCGTATAAATTTCACTAAGTTTTGTAGCCCCTGGCAAAATGTCTGCAATAGTTGCATAACCCTTCTGCGCTTGGGCTTCAGTAATGCCTTGTGCTGCCAATTGTTCAGCCACATTAACACCAGCGGTAAGTCCTTGACGCGCTGCAGCCACTCCAATTTCTGCTGCTGCAACTTGACGTTCAACCTTAGGAAATTGCTGTGCTGGGTCAAGAACATAGGCAACCATATCTGTAGTTCCAATACCGTAAAACTGACGTAGCATTGCACTAACAGCAGGGTCAGCATTCTGAACACGCTGCACTGCAGTAACTACACGGCTAGATAGTTCTTCTGGAGATACATCGTTGCCAAGAAACTGAGAAACATAACTATCATTATCAAATTGTTTTAGACCATATGACCTAAGAATCTGACGGTATCTATCTTCAAGACCAATATATGTTCCTGGGTCAAGTACTTTAAGACCTTTTTTAAGCCGTTCTTCATTTGCTATAAAACGTTGTTTGTATTCTTCAGTATCTTGCAACTGTAAAGAAATGGTATCTTCGCTAGCACCAGTAGCAATTAAAGTTTTAATTTTAGGTATTAGACTTGATAGACCATATCTATTAAAGCGGTCAGTAAGAACAACTAAAGCATTCTCTCTTTTTTGTTTTGCTGCAGCCTCTGCTGCTGCTTTAGCATCTATAGCAGCCTGTTGATTACTAGCACTCAATGCTGCAATTTGGTCTTGCAAAGATTTAATAAGTGATAATACTGCAGGGTCTGTTGTATTAGTTACAATAGGTGTAGGAGTTGGAGTTGGTGTGGGAGTCGGCGTAGGTGTAGGAGTGGGCGTGGGTGTAGGAGTTGCTGTAGGCGTAGGGGTTGGAGTTGGTGTATTTTGTTTTACCATTGTCTCAACAAAAGTTTTTGTTTGGAAAGGTCCATATCCAGATGCCTTTGCAATTGCGTTAGCAGCCGCTGTCATACCAGCAACATCGCCTTCATTAGCAGCCATCTCAAAAGCAATTGTAGGTATTTCTATATTTTTCTTTTTGGCTAGTTCTTTGCTGGCAGTAATACTTGCCTGTAAATCGGCTAAAGCATTAGCATTAGATTGTGTTACTTGTTGACTGTATGCACGAGCATTAGCAATACGTTTTGCTTCAGCAATATCTTCTGGTGTAGCCATTAGTACGCCAACCCCCAATTTTGAAGTATCGTTCTGCCAATATTGTCATAGGCATCACGAGCATTATTTGTTAGTAACCATTCTTCTGAATTCTTTACTAGTTCTTGAACCTGCCATAAAGGCATAATCTCAAAAGAATTAGTCTTAGGGTTTACATAACCAGTTACTTTTTGGAATAAAGGATTATCATTAGAGATAGTGTCCACATCTTTTTCTAACAAGTTAGCCATCATTTGTTTTGCAGCAGATGTTTGCATACTAAAAGACCTACCCGCTTCTATGCCCTTGGCATAGGCTGGATAGGCAGATATAGCAAATCCCTTTAGTTCTTCTTGGATAGTTTCATCCGTAGTAGTACCAGACAAAAGACCATTAGATACTTTGTCCCAGTAGTTTTTTGGTAGTAGATAACCTACACCCTGGTCATCGGCATAGGTCTTTAGGGAATTGAGAGTTCCAAGAGTACTGCCCCCAATTTTGCTACCCATCTTGCCAGAGTTAAGAATTTTAATTTCTAACTGAACATCTGTATCGCCAGCATCATATGAAGCATCTAGCAAAGATTCCATATCAGGGGTAAATAAAAACCCTTTTTCAATCAGTCTTCTTTTCTGAGCCTGCTTCCAAGCATCTAATTCCTGAGCATATACACCTGGTCTAGTTGCTTTATTTGTTTTCCGTTGAGCAGATGTACTAGTAAGATTTTTATAATAATCAGAATTAAAATAAGCCAGTCTTGCTTCAGCAATATTGCCAGCAACAAACATATCAAAAATAGGTTTAAGTTCAGGGAATGCAGAAAGTATTGTTTCTGTAATTCCTAAAGCAAGGGCTTCTGCTTTACCAGTTGCGCTTGGGTTAGGCATAGTATTGCCAGCACCCTCTGATACGTAATCAGGCTTCATACTACTGGTGCTCCCATCTGGTCAAGAAATACTAAGAAGTCAAAACTTTTCTTCATATTTGTAGCACCTGGACGTTCCTGTTCAATACGTTTAGGTAGTTCTGCTTGTACTTGTGCTTCGCTAAATGGTTTAGTTTGCTTACGGACATTTACTCCGCCAACCTTTTCCATTGTAGTTAATGTGCCTTCTTTAATCTGATTCATATAACGGTCAGTTTCTTGCTTTAAGAAAGCATCATCTATAGCCATATCTGTAGTTCTGCTATAGACATCTTTAACAATAGCCTCAACTACATCACGGTCCATAAGGTTAATATCCCGTAATGGGTAACCGCTGCCATCGCCTTTACGAGTAGCAACTATTCCGCTTAGCCAAGACTTATAAGGAGTAAATTTAGTTTTGCCATCAATAGTATAACTTTGCACTTGAATAGTGCTGTAGTTTCTAGCAGAACTTAGTAATGCTTTATTAAGAGCATTCTCATCTTTTGATAGGTATTCTTCTTCTGACATAAATTGCTTGTCATAAAGTTGTTTACGCAAACTTTCAAGATTACCTTTAAAACCTTCACGTAGTTTTTTAATAGCCGCTGAACCATTAAGAATTTGAAAACCAATACCATCATCGGCTACCCAAAAGAATACTTCACGGGTATCAACTGGCTCGCCTTTTTCATTATATTTAAACTCTTGGAGTACGAGATTGCCATACTGGTCAAGACCAACTCTTGTATTACCACCCTCAGTACCAACTTCACCAAAACGGGTTATTAGGTCTTGAAGATGTTTTTTATTTAATTCTTCTTGAGCCTTAAGTTTAGTCGCACGGGCACGGTCTTTTGTTTCAGCCTGATTCTTTGCTTGCTCTGGACTGCTTGCTGCCACGGCTATCCCCTTTCTGGTGATGCACTAATAGCATCACGGGAGTATTTGTTCATCAGCGGTATAAAGATAAGACGTGTTGCTTCTTTGACGGATGGGTCAAAAGATAGTTGACCAAGTATTGCCATTACTTCTTGTTTAAGTTGAGTGCGGTCAGAACTAAAAGTATAAGACCGCTTGTTCACCATATTGTCAGAGAAGTCAATAAAGGAACGTACCTGCTCAATAGCAAATTGCATAGCAAGTCTTGTGCCATCAGAAATAGGAGCCTTTGGGTCATTGGCTGCAGCACCAATATCACGAAGCATCTTGTTTAGTTCGCCTTTATTGTCTGCATCTAATAACGCATCTTCTAGTTCTGGGTTAGACATAAGCAACAACTGACGCTCACGCTCGGCAAGAGCAATGATTTGTTTACGCTCTGAATAGTCAACAGTATCTGCCAACTTCTTATTCATAGCATCACCAATAGCAAAGTACTTTTCTTTGTCTGTTGCTATCTGAACTTTTTCTAGATAGTTCATTAGGTCTGGTTGCTTTACTAGACCTTGTGCTTCCATCCAGTTATAGACATCGGGATTATATTCACCAATCTTTGGTGCAAAAATATACCCAATGCCAGACTGAGCATAGGTCTTTACAAAGTCTTTATTATCAGTAGCCCATCCTTTAAGTTCATCTGTCTTATTAATGAAGACTCGGCTAGCCTTTTCATTTCTAGGAATTGTATAAACAGACTTACCAGGATTGCTGCCAACAAACATAGCCAACGCCATTTCAAATGGGTTAGATACTTCGGTATCTGACTTCAATACACCTTCATAAATATCCCAGAAAGCGCTAGTCCAAGTGCTAATACCATTGTCTCTAATAAAGTCTGGCAAACCTTTAGAGTCTTTTAGGGTTGGAAAACCTGGGCTAACCATACCCAACATAGCCTGACCTACAGCCACATTGTCTGCTGCAATTCTTAAGCGGTATAGATACTCTTGTTTTTGCTTAGCATTAGCATTATCTGGCAAACCATTACCAAATGCTTCCAAATAAGATATACCCTGAAGAACATAGTTGGACTTCATTCTGTTCTTTTCGGCAGGCTTAACTGTCTCCCAACCAATACTAGCAAGCATCGGCATTGACACTTTTAGTGCTTCACCAAGGTCTGTATTCTTACCGATATGACCCATAGCAAATGTATCTAGGAAATCTGCTGCTTTGTTAGTCCAGGGATAGATAGCATCTTCCCAGTCTTTTGGTAATACAGCACTAATTATGGGTAAATCACGTAATAAAGCCTTAGCCGCCAAAATACCTAGACCAGAAACAGGTCCAGCAAATGCTGGCTGTCCAGCATCAGGGGCAAAAGAAGGATTAATCAATCGGAACTTTAAAGTAAAGTCATTGAAAGAACCAACCTTAAAGTTTTCATCACCAGTTAGTTTTTGAATAACTTTCTGAGTAGCGGTATTCATAACAATATCTGTTGGGAATACTAAGTACTCATCACCATTCTCATCTTCATATACTGAACCAAAGTTCTCAAGACCGTAGTTAAGCAAGCGCATTCTCATTAGCGCTCTTGGTCCTTCATTAGCATATAAACGATAAACACGGCGGTGGAAATCTTCTGTTGCTCTTACGAATCTACCAAGGTATCGGATAGATAAAGCAAAGTTAGAACGGATATTAGGGTTATCAACAAACTCTAATACAGCATCTGTAGCCTGATTGACTACAATATTTGTAGCAGTTTTTTCTGCAAGTTCATCTGCCCTAGCACGTGCTTTTGCTGGGTCCATAGATGGGTTTTCAGCCAACATAGCCTTATAGTGGCGGTCAGATAGCATCTTCTCATAAGGCTTAATATCTTTAAAGCCTTTGTTGATAGCCACACGCATTGCTGGTAGACGAAAGAACCCTGTTACTTGGCGGTCCATCATATCCAAGGCTTTTTCAGGAAACTTCTCAAATACTTTTTCAATAGTACTAAGGTCAGCCTTTAGACCGTCTAGGTCGGATACTTTACCACCGCTAACTAAACGGGTATTGATATAGCCAGAGACTGGACGCATACCAACAGTAGCCTCATCAAACTCTTTCCAACTGATATTAGTAGCAGCACGTGACCAAGAGTAGGACAAAGGTTTCTTTTGACGGCTAGCAGCCCTTACAACTTCGTTGTGCTTGGCTGTCATTAGGTCAAATAGTTTCTGATTAAAACCATCTGCGCTGCCGTGGAAGGTAAAGCGCATATCTTGAAGCATACGCTCAGAATAAATACGTGCTATCTCTGAATCTGATAATCCTTTTTGGCGGAAGTAAACTGTCTCACCAAAATTAGATAAGGCTGCTTCTAACCTACTAGAGTCTAGTACAGCATACATACCAGTTACTTCATTATAGATAGCACCCATCTGCTCCATTAAATCAGTACGGGCTTTAGCAAAATCTATATTGGTTTTTAAGCCATTGTTAGAGTAGAAAATATCTACTGGATTTAACCAACTACCTTCTTGTAGTTTAATTTGGTTATAGCCAAAGCGTAGCGAGAAGTTATCCCACATAGCAACGCCAACTTCTTGCTCACTAAGTTTAGCAATTTCTTTTGGTGTATAAAGAGGAGACTTTTCTAGACCCATCTCTTTAATAAATAAACTTAGTTGGTCAATAGTAAAGGATGCATCAAAGAAATCTGCATCTATCTTACCGACAGATAAGTCTCTAGCACCTGAAGACGCAATAGCGCTATTAGAGAAATTAGAGTTATTTCTAAATACTCGTTTCCAGTTTTCCCATTCTTCGCCATTTACTTTATAGATTTCTTCTATTCTAGAAAGCAGATTTTCTCTGATTACTAAGGAAGAAACCTCTGATAATGGGACTTCATAACCTAGTTCTTTAGATAAACCAACCCGTAATTGCTCTGATACATCAGCACGTTGGGCTGGAGTTAAGGCTTTGCGTGGGTCAAGGGGTGCTCCGTCAATCTTTACGCCCAGTTTATTGGTTAATGCGTAGAGAGAACCTTTCCAAGGACCAATAGCAGCGCTACTTCCAGTAACAGCCTGTGATGCTTTGATGTCTTTCTGGAATTTACTAGCAAATATAGAGTATAAATCTTGAACTGGTTTAGTTAAATAGTAGAAAAAGCCTTCATCTACGTTAGTTCTAATACCCAAACGTGGTACAAGTGTATAGGCTGCCCAGTTATTGTTCCAGATGCGTACAAAATTACCACGTGCTACACCATTAAGCGCCAAAATAAACTTCTTGGCAGGTGTTCCCTTAGGTAATTTATCTAATTTAGCCGTAGCAGAGAGTTGATAAATCATATCAAAAGGCAATTGCTTAATACCTTTTGTTAATTGTGATGGTTGGATAGCACCACTGCTTGCTAAACGAGCCTCATCATTGTAAACATTAACAGCCATTGGGTGCATCTGTGGTAGAAATACATCCGAGATTGGCAAATCTGTAACAGGTGTAAACCCAGCCTGCTCATTATAGGTCTTCTGCAGAATTTCTAGAATGTCTGTTTCTTCAAGACCCAACCGCTTCATATATGCATACTGCATATTACGAACTGCTGTTAGTTGAACATCAAGTGGTTCATCTAAAAGCATTAAAGTCACAGCATTAGCAATATTCTTTGGCAATACAAGGCTTGCAGTATTGCGTAAGTTGTCTGCGGTCTCAATGGCGTTCTCGCCAAATCTAACAGGACCAGGAACTCTTGTTCCTGCTACGCCTAGTTTATAGGCGATAGCCCTTGCACCCTTAATATCTTTTTGAATTTCAAACAAATCATCAATATTAGGATTGAGCAACTTGTTTTCATCTTCGGCTACCTTGGTAAGAACGGTATATGCTTTAACAGCATCTTCATCTGCACGCTGTAAAACTTCTTTTGTAGTAAGGTCCATCTGACTAGACGGATTAAATACAGCATAAGCAACTCTGTGAGCCGCTGATGTAATTGTTCTTGTTTTACGGGCATAAGGTATGCCGTTTCTGCGGAACGATACGCCATTTACTCTGCCACCAAGCATCATATTAGCATCATCTATATGGGTAAAGAATTGTTTTGCGCTGGCTGCATCAAAGGCTTTACCATCAATGAGGGTCTTAATGGTCTTATCTTCATACCACTCTGGAAAATCAAACTTAATAGACTCTAATATTCCAGCCTTCTTTGCTGGAGTATCTGCTTCTGATAAAGACTTTAAGCGTGGACCAAGTTGGTCATCCCATAGTGTTCTAATTTCTGGCTCATTGAATAACCAAGAATAGCCAGACTCAACACCTTGACGCTCTGACACAAACTTAAACTGTTCTGCTAGACGCTGCCCTTTGCTCTTGAACGCAGACATCTTAATGGCTTCGCCCACACTAGTTCTAACACCAGCCACACCACGGGTAGTCAACTTAGCAATTGCTGGTATACCTAAACCAATGTATGTAAGTGGGTCACCAAAGATTGTGTAAAATCCATCTATGAATCCAGAAACTTTTTCTTTTAATTTAGTTTCTGCTTGACGGGCGTTATCAACGCCAGCAATTGCAAGTGCTTGCTTCTTACCTTTTTTGGTAGTTAAATCTATGCCGACAAGTTTTAGTGCTTTAGTTGCCCAGTAATTTCCATCTACTGTTTTTCCAGATAGTAGTACATCGTTAACAATGTCACGACCTGGAGAAATCTGAGCATCTACTTTTAGAGCACTTTTAATTTCTTCAAACTTATCAGGCTTGTCATACATAAATACAACAGCCGTCATCATTTCTTCGTCGGCATTACCGTATAGGTCAATAGCACCTTCTACGGTTCTACCCTCTGCCATTGCACGGGCAAGAGTTGTAAGTGCTACACCATAACGTTCTTCATAAGCAGTAACTTTTTCCCACTGCCAATTATTCTTACCATCATAAATATCTTTTATAACACCGTTAGAAAAATCACCACGTTTAGTTACAGGCAATCCTTGACGCTGCGCTTCTGCCGCTTCTCCTGCTTGGCGTGCTGCAGGATATGCAGTCTTATATGTTTTTTCCCAGCCTTCAAGAAGTTCTAAACCTTTTAGAATAGGGCTTGCTAATAACTTAGGTCCAGCAACTGCGCCTTTGCCTACAAATTCTAAAAACTCTCTGATAGCACCTTTTTCATCAGCAAACATTGCTCTATCTGGAAAGAACAATTGTATGTTCTGACGGACACTAGGGTCTAGTTCAAGAAATTCTTTACGTCCCTTTGCATCGCCCATAGCCAAAAGGTCTTTGCCTTTTTGGTACTGCTTAGACATTTGATTTAAAAACTTAGCCTGTTGTGGCGACAGCCCAGAAAGACGTGCTGCATTGTAAAGACTAGGGCTAAGTTGGGCTACAGAAGGGTCAATTATTTCTGGCACTATCCAAGACCTTTTTCAAGCATAGCCTGAAATATTAAATCAGTTTCTCCAGTAGGGTCATTCTGTGCAATTTGTCGCAGCACACTAAGAACTGTTGGTTGTGTATTAGGAAGATTAATAACTTCTGAACCAGGTCCAGGACCAATATCTATACCTGCAGTAATCGGTTGATTTGGATTTTGAGTAGCAGCAGTAATGCCTACAATCTCTGATTCTGGAGCAGCATACATAGGTGCTTGAGTTTGAGTATTATATGTAGTTTGTCCCTGCCCTTGAGGCAAACCTGAAATATATCTAGCAGGTTGTTGTGACACATTTAAGTCTGTTCTTTCAGACATAGAACCAATCCCAGAAACTTTTTCTACAATATCTGCCATTAGTCCTCATCCTCCTCAAAATCATCCAACGGGTTTTTAATTGGGTCTAAAGGGTCTACTATCCAATCAGGATAACTTGACCTATCCATAGCAAATGCCATTGCAGTTCCTTCATCAAATCCTGCACGAACACAAGCATCATAAACTTCTTTTGCGGCAATAGCCCAGAAATCAATCTTTACCAATACAGGTTCTTTTGTAGTTCTTTTGCGCTTTGGTTGCGGCTTAGCCTTCTTAGTTATTTTCTTACGCGGTGGCATTGTTACCTCCGTATGGCAGTTCTAGCGCTTGCACTTCCCTGTCCCCCAGAACTTAGACTAGATAAAAGAGTTTGTAATGATGGTTGGGCAGGAGCGCCTCCCACTGGCGCAGCGGGAGCAGGGGACGGTTGCTCAACCTGTGGAGCGCCAGCAGGAGGTAATTCTGGTGCGAACACTTCTTCAACTGCGTCTTCAATAGCCACGCCTTTCTGGCGTGCTTTGATTACGTCAGCCACCTTTTTGATTACCATAGATGGGTCCCCACCCTGCACAGCCATTTGTGGAATGGCTTGTGTATAGGCTTGTAGAGATTGCACTAGCGACTTACGCATATTTTCAATCTCAATCTTTTCTTGTTCCTGCGTTACGTTAATACCAAAGGGTAGTTCACGCATAGCCAAATCTGTAGAAATTAAACCGCCACCAAGTGCTTGTAGCATAAAGATAAGACCTTGTGCAGGGTTAAGTCCTGCAAGCATTCCGTAGCGAACATCAGCAGAATAATCTTTCTTAATGTCTTTTGCTGGCTTGTATGTAATCTGGTACGGACTACCAGCATCTACACCACGGATAGTCTTTTCATAATCAAAAAACTTCTCATCAACTTCAAAGCAGACAGAAATAACATCTCGTAGTGTTGAAGCAAAGATAGCCTGAGCAGACTTGACCTGTGTGTCAAAGCCTCCCATAAGTGCCTGCACACCTTGTCCCGTGATGATGCTGGCATCAATGTTTCCAGTACGTCCCTCTGGATAACGTGTACCTGTTCTAAGTTCCTGCTGAAGCAACGCTTGTTCAGTGAATGCTCCAGGTGGAATGTTAAGGTCTACACGGCGTACACCTGCTGGGTTAGCAGTGCGAATAATCGCATCTCCACCCATCTCCATTTCGTTAACATCTTGCGGTAGAACAATTGGTGCTTGTACGGATTTTTCCGCTGCTTCCATCGCAAGTAATGCGAACCTGTTGCGAAGCAACTGAATACCGAGCACGTCATCAAACTGTCCACGCATCTCGCCGTCAATAGAAGGACGGCGTGCTACAACTACCATCATCTTGCCAATTGGGTTCTTGGCTTGTGATAGGACTAAGTT